CTAACGCGGCATTGTTTAAAAAGTTTTTAAGCCAGAAAAGTTTTCAAGACGGTGGCGCGGCATTAAGCTTTTCCGACCCTTTGTATATACAAGAAGATTATCGCCCGGAAGTTTTATCAGACATGGTGCGCCGTGAAGTTAGGTTAGACCCTTCAGACTACCCGACGGAAGACCAAAGCATGAGCGAAATGACGATGGATCGGCTTCGAGACATTGGTCAAGGCTTTTCAGATATTCCAGAGTTCGTGGGTAATTATTTAATTCAGCCGGATGAAAAAGGGATGCCGTCGTTTATTCCTGGTAAAGAATTAACCGGTGATGTTCTTGGAGTAGGAAAAGGCATCGTTACGGCTTTTACGGAAGATCCGGCAAGTTTTGCGTTGGACCTTATTCCGGGAGTGTCAAACATACGTTCCTACATGGATTCGAATGCTTTGTACGAGCAGGCAACTGAATTAGATAAATCGGGAGACCCGTTAGGGGCGGCAAAAATGCGTTCTTTAGCGTCTTTTAGCATGACGGACGTTTTTAATCCAATTCCAGGCAGCGGTATAGCAATGAAAGGGATTATTGCGGGCAAGTTGGCGCAAAAAGCCCCTCAAAAGTTAAGCGACAATAGATTAGATATTTTAGAAAGGACCCCGGACAAGGCTATAGAACAAGAATTGTTCAGAGAAAAGGGTTCTTTTTTGGGAGAGGACGGAGAACGGAAGTTTGAAATAGATACCTCCCCGGCTCAAGTAGACATGGGAGAAGTGTCTATGATGGTAGCTTACGGCTCAAATAAAAATTTAGACCAGATATTAAATTTTCCGGAGCTTTATGAAAATTACCCGCAGCTTGCCGATGTAACAGTAGAACCAGGCTCTGGCGATTTTACCGCTCAATACTACCCGATCAAAAATAAGATAATATTTAACCCGTCTGAGTTAAATCCTAGGGACAAAGTAGGTTTTACCTCTGCAATTCTTCATGAAACGCAACATGCTGTACAAAACATAGAAGATTATTTACGTCCAGAGATTTTCAGAGAAAATGAAATTTCGTTGGAAGAGTACTTAGGCTTGCCAACAGAAGTTGAAGCAAGAAACGTACAAGTTCGCTTTACTGACCCCTCTTTAAGAGACTTGCCTCCGACTTACACGACGGACCTAACTGCTGATCAATTTTCAGATGTTGGTGCCCTACGAGAACGAGTCAACGAGCAAAGCTATAACGAATTGCTTATGGGGCTTGATGAGCCTCCTGCAAGCATTCGTAAACCTAGTCCGGAAGACTTACTTCAAGAGACTATGGAGAGGATTCGTCAAAAAACCATAAACCGTAAGAAAGTTCCACGTGAAACATTTTTGCCCGAGGAGTCACGTGGCGACCCGTATGAACCCGAGGCGGATACTCGTTACAGACAGAATAACCCTAAAAGGTAACTAACATGGCAGAAGGTGACAACATAACTCCAATGGTAGAGCGCCGGGAAGACCCGATAGAGCTAACTATTGAGGATCAGGTGGACATTGCCGCGCCTAACGCTATGGAGCGCATGCCTAGCGAAGGTATGGACATTGAAATTACGGAAGAAGATGACGGGGGCGTAGTCATCGACTTTGATCCCGCTATGCGTGACATAGATGAAGGGGACTTTAACCGCAATCTCGCTGAAGAAATGGACCGGGGTGACTTGGGTTCTGTAGCGGCTGAGCTTATGGGAGAATACGATGCGGGCAAATCGTCTCGTCAAGAGTGGGAGGACGCCTACCGGGATGGGCTGGAGCTCCTAGGTTTTACCTACAAAGAACGCACAATGCCCTTTAGAGGCTCCACAGGGGTCACACACCCGCTTTTAGCCGAGGCGGCTACTCAGTTCCAGGCGCAAGCGTTTAACGAAATGCTGCCCCCTGACGGCCCTGTTCGTACATCTGTTATAGGCGCTCCAACTCGAGAAAAAGAACAGCAAGCACGGCGTGTAAAAGAGTTTATGAACTATTACATTACTAATGTGATGGAAGAATACACTCCTGAATTTGATCAAATGTTGTTTTATTTGCCCTTAGCGGGCTCCACTTTTAAGAAAGTCTACTTTGATGAGGCCTTAAATCGCGTTGTAAGCAAGTTTGTACCGGCTGAAAACTTGGTGGTTCCTTACGAAACCAGCAGTTTAGAAACCTGCGCATGTATTACTAACGTTATTTCAATGCCTTTAAACCAACTTCGCAAGCTTCAGGTGTCTGGTTTTTACCAAGACGTCCCTGTTTTCCCCGGTCAAGAGGTGGGAGACGAGCTAACAGACGAAATAGACAATATTCAGGGAGTAAAAGCCTCAAATATTAGTCACGATGTGACTTTGTTGGAATTCCACGTCGAGCTAGACCTTCCGGGGTTTGAAGATATCGACGAATCAGGAGATGAAACCGGAATAAAACTTCCTTATGTCGTTACGATTGTTGAAAACAGTGGAGTTGTGCTCTCAGCTCGCCGTAATTATGCTGAAGACGACGAAGAAAGGAAAAAAATTCAGTATTTTGTTCATTATAAGTTCCTACCAGGGTTTGGTTTTTATGGTTTGGGTCTTATTCACACGATAGGAGGCCTCTCTAGGACGGCTACAGCGGCTCTCAGGCAGCTTATAGACGCCGGGACGTTGTCCAACCTTCCTGCGGGCTTTAAAGCGCGTGGAATGCGTATACGGGACGATTCTGAGCCTTTGCAACCCGGAGAGTTTCGGGATGTAGATGCACCCGGAGGCGCAATTCGAGAAAGCTTAATGCCCCTGCCGTTTAAAGGGCCGGATTCTACGCTTTATCAGCTTTTAGGGTTCGTGGTGCAAGCCGGACAACGTTTTGCCACAATCACCGACTTAAAAGTTGGAGATGGTAATCAACAAGCCGCTGTAGGCACTACTGTTGCTATGCTTGAGCAGGGTAGTCGTGTCATGAGCGCGGTACACAAGCGTCTGCATTATTCAATGCGTCAGGAATTTAAGCTTTTGACTCGCGTAATGCACGAATCGCTGCCTCAAGAGTATCCGTTTTCGGTTGAAGGTGGCGATGAAACGATTATGGCGTCAGACTTTGACGACCGCATAGACGTAGTCCCTGTATCAAACCCCAACATTTTCTCCCAGGCGCAGCGTATTGCTTTGGCTCAAGCGCAACTTCAAATGGCTACGCAAGCCCCGCAAATGCACAACATGCATGAGGCCTTCCGTCGCATGTACGACGCTTTGGGTGTGAAAGATGTAGATAAGTTGTTAAATCAGCCTAGTTCTCAAGAGCCGATTCCTAAGGACCCAGCACAGGAAAACATTGATGCGCTGGAAAACGTGGGGCTTAAAGCCTTTGACGGTCAGAATCACGATGCGCACATTGTGTCGCACATGCTGTTTAGTGCTTCGCCAATAGCTGCGCAAACGCCTTCTATTATTATGGCCTTGCAAAAACACGTTACGGAACATGTAAAGATTAAATCAGAAGAAATGGCTATGATGCAGTTTATGCAACAAAGTCAGGGACAACCGCCAACCGACGATCAAATGCTCGAGATCGAAATGATAATTGCGCAAAACATTTCTCAAGAGCTACAGAATGTACGTCAATTGAGCATGCAGATAGCTGGTCAGGGACAACCGCAACAGCCGCAAGGCCCTGATCCGTTAATTGCGCTAAAAGAGCGTGAAATCGGTATTAAAGAGCAAGAAGCCATGGCGGACATACAAGAAGGACAAGCTAAACTAGATTTAGAGCGTCAAAAAATGATGGAACGTAGTCGTCAGTTTGATGATCGGCTTCAAAGCCAAGAGCAAATGACTGCGCAACGATTAGACGCTCAAGCTGAAAGAGAACTATTACGATTACGTGCTAACAGAGGAAATCAATCATGAGAACAGTAAAAGTTAACGGAATGGCCCCCGGCAAAGCTACTGCGGCCACTAATTATGCGGATGTCAAAGGCCAGGGACGTATCCCGTATGCCAAAGCTACTGCGGAAAAAACGCCACAAACGAAGACCGGCACTATCACTAAAGGCAAGAGCCGTGGTATGGGTGCTATGCTTCGCGGTGGCGACTTTACTATTTGTTAGGAGAGAACCATGCCTTTGATGCGAGGAAACAACCCTAAGCAGATAAGTTCTAATATACGTAAGCTTAAGAAAGAGGGTTACCCACAGGATCAGTCGGTGGCTATTGCTCTTTCTAAGGCGGGTAAAACAAAGAAAATGTCACAGGGTGGCGCGGTTAAAGCGTTCAGTCCAATAGTTCGTGTAAAGCAACGATTCCAAGGGGTGTTCTAGCCCTTTTTATTTCACTATGCCTAAGGTATAAGATATACTCCAATCTTATGGGATAATCCTATACGGAGGAGTTATGGAGGACCTTTATATCGTTCAATTTATCCAAAAAAGGATAAAAGAGCGCAAAAGCAACATATTAGATCTTCTTGAAAACAATGGAATTAAATCTATGGAGCAATATGCTTCTTTGATGGGAGAACTTAATTCTTTGCATTATATACAACAGGAACTCTCGGACCTGCTAGAAAAACAGGAGCTAAAAAATGATTGAAGTCCCCGGGCATATAGCCGATGAACTAGAAGCGGAGAAAAAAGCTAAAGACGCGCAAGCGGCTAAAGCTGAAAAAGAAGAAAGTATAGACAACAGTTATGTTGAGTCGGAATCCCGCGTTTTAGATCCTACTAAAGTTAATAAATCTATGATTGAACGCATGCCCAATCCAACGGGCTGGCGCATGCTTATTTTACCTTACCGTGGAAAAGCCAAGACTGATGGGGGCATCTATATCCCGGATAAGATCCTGGACGATGGCCAGATTCAAACAGTTGTTGGTTATGTCCTTAAGCAGGGCCCATTGGTCTATGCGGATACGGAAAAGTTCCCGGACGGTCCTTGGTGTAAGGAAAAAGATTGGGTTGTTTTTGCTCGTTATGCGGGGTCTAGATTCCGTATTGACGGCGGAGAAGTTCGTATTCTCAATGATGATGAGATTTTAGCGACGATAGACGACCCCGAAGATATTATTAGCTTTTAAAGGAGTTTGGCATGGCTGAAGAGAAAAAAACTAGTGTCGATGATGGCACAGTAGATATTGAAGTTGGTGAAGGTTTTGAACCCGAAGAGGTGGAAATAGATTCGAATCCTGAAACTGAAACTGATGGGGTGGAGATAAATGTTGCCCCGGAGGAAGAAAACGAACATGAAGAATATTCTACGTCTGTTAAAAAACGCATAGATCGTTTGACTAAAAAAATGAGAGAGGCGGAAAGGCAGAGAGAAGAGGCGCTTAAATACGCCCAGGGCGTTCAAAGCGAGTCCGATCAAATTAAAGCAAAGCTTAAAGCCGTAGACCAAGGGTATTTGAATGAATACGGCGGTAGGCTAACAGCAGAAACGTCCGCGGCTCAAGAAGCTTTTAAAAGGGCTATAGCTGTGGG